CAAGGGCAAGACTGCTCGCCGGAATAAGCCGAAAAAGACTAAGGAACGGTATCGTCCTAGTAGACCAGGCAGCGTCAGGTGGAATCTTGGCAAGCACCGGAAACACAAAGAACACGAAGGCAAGTATTCCGACAAGGAAGGTCCTGGGGAGGAGGACGTGGAGGCAACCCCCCTGGAGCTGCACGATGTCGACGTGTTTACCCGGGCGCCAAGTGTGCGGTCTTGGACGGTGTGGCTCGTTGACGCCGCTCTGGTTTTAACCATTCTCGGATGGTTTTATTATCAGTTGCAGGCAGAGATATGGGAAAGCAGAGAGAGCATGGCTTTTGCTTGGCACTCTCTCGTCCACGCCGTCACCTTTCACACCATTCCCAGTGCATTGCACATTTCATATAAATGGGATTTGGGCGTGGTGTGTGAGTGGTCCACTGGCGACTTCTACCTCTTTGATCTGACTTACCCCAGGATCCAAACGTGCAAATTGGTCCTGGCGGAGGTCATGAATACTAATTATTTCGTCTATTTCCAGTACATCGCAAGTACGCTGATCCGATTGAATTTTGTGTTCCCCACAATGTGTTTGCTACTAGGCACAACCTTGGTGCGTGCGTGGTGGGACAAACGGGTTCGGCGTATTCGAGTATTACCCGGCGACCAAGACAATTTTGGCTCCCGATTGGAAGGCACGGGAGGCCGCCTCATCAAAGCGGCCGCGTTCTATGGAGCCGGGTTTACCACGATTGAGCGCATGCAGGTTTCCGCGAGACTTGCTCGCGCTATTCGCAGCCACAAGGAGTATTCCAACGTGCAGACTTGCGATGCACTGGGTAACTACCGAGATGCCGCCACCCAGCGAATGCAAAACATTGCTAATTCGCTGGGTGCTTCTTTGAAAATCCCCGGTCAGATTGTGCGGAACACCGCTTCTTATTTGGTGAACACGAAATTTTTTGAAGCGAGGTTGGCCATATTAAACTCACCAGCAGCCGAAACACCGACTGTTTTAAACGAAGCGGGGGCCGGACTGGCGTCCAACAAGTCCGGTCCCGTTCGTCGCTCCTTTGTGAGAATGTTGGTCAATTGGAGAGGGTTTACCCTGTTCCTTACGTTCCTACAGATGACCCTGATAACCCTTACGTGTATAATGGTCGCCTCCGCATTTTGGCAGGCAACCAGTACTTCTGTGACGGTGTATTCGAATTCCCCCCAGCTGTCAACCCCAAGCTTGACGGAAGTTACCGCACGTTGTTTGGGCCTTGCGCAGCACACAATGGCGTTGTGTACGCGAACTCTGACGCCAATACTTTTCAAGCTGTTCAGCAACGCCTACTGGGTCTTGTTCCGCCTTCTCGCTTCGATAAAGGACGTGAGATAGCGACACAGGTACGCGAATTTGACGCGTACCTAGAACGATCCCAGACCAAATGGTTTGGGGATTTTGAAAAAGAAGAGTCCCTAGCTTTGCAGATGAGTGAAGCTTTTGAGAAGTGGGAGCTTCACACTCACCGCTTCGATGAAATTTGTGAACGAGTCAACGATCCGCACCCCAAAAAGAGGCTGAGACAAGACGCCGTCAAGTCTCTAATGGAGTTCGACTACAAGGCCACTAGATACGACAGACTGTGGTTGAATACAGTGTGGATTAAAGAGAAATCAGACGAAATCGCGAAGCCCAACAAACCCCCTCGGAGCATCGCGGATATGGGTGTGAAAGCCAGCCTCCAAGGTTTCCTTCCTACTAAGAGGATGAAAAAATGGATGGCGCAACACCCATTGAAGTTGGAGAGGGATGGCAGAACAGCCATAATCGAGTTTGTGGAAACCCCCAGGTTCGAAACCTTGACCAAGGTCTTTCGGCAACTCATTGACCCTTCCTGTGATTTTTACTTCGTCTACTTCTCGGACGATGCGTGCTTCAGCATGCGGACCCCCCACGGAATAGCCCGATTTAACATTGATATTTGCAAATGCGATAAATCTCATCGCCCGGCTATTTTCGAGGCACTTGTCCGCACAGCTCCATGGCAGATCCGCCAGGAAATTCAAATCCTGGTGGAGCAATGTTGTCTACCGCTCATCATCAGGAGTCGGACACACAAAGGTGTATCCGTCACATGCCAGATGGTGGAGAGCGATGGCAAGACCCCACGCCCCTATTTGCCCTCGGGGTCTACCATTACAACCTTGATTAACAACGTTGCTAACCAGAACATTGGCAGAGCTCTTTTCGAAGTCCACCCGGGACTGATTGACAATACGCCTGCAAGTATGCGCCTTTTAGCGCAAGCTTGCGAGCGTGTTGGCTACTCTGTTTCCGGGTTTGAAGACCCGTGGAAGGCTTATCACCAGTTACAATTCCTTAAACACTCTCCAGCTATGTGCGAAGGACCGGATGGGTTCGGGTATTACCCGTTGCTTAACCCAGGAGTTCTTCTGCGTGCTATTGGAACGTGTAAAGGGGATTTGCCTGGTTCCTCTTCCATGCCGATCGAGGAGCGTGCCGCTGCCATGAACGCGGGAATATTGCAAGGAATGTACCCGCGCACGCATTGTCCTTTCCTCTCCTTTATGCGCGCCAACTTCGGACAAGCTACCACCGAAGTTGAGCGGCGATTGGGGAGAGAGCAGCTTTACAAGAGCTATAGTGTCTCCGGCACAGAAGACATATACCTTACCGACGCCGAGTTTTTCTTACGGTACGGTTTGGACACCGGAGACCTCGCGGACGCTCATGAATTCGCGAACGGAGGATTTGGCTACCGCTCCGCCTCCCCGTTTGTCGATAAGCTGCTCAGACTTGACTATGGACTGCGAAGTCTCCCTGTTGGAGGCAGCAGGTAACATCTCGGTAGCAGTTCTCGGCGGT